CAACTGTTCCAGCTCATAGAGGATTTGCCGTAGGTAGATTTTTATCTACAGAACTTCGGTGGAATTGTTCTTGTCAGGACTTTTCTAGACGTGATAATTATGATTTATTTAGTAATTTAAATAATAGAAGATTTCCAATAACTTCAATAAGAGATGTAAAACCAGGAAATGTTATTGAGAATGATGGAACATTAAGTGATAGACGAGATGATCCAGGTGTATTTAGAGATCTTGGTTACGTTACAATAAATAATTTTTATCAATTACCGGAATACGAAGATAAAAGACAAGATTCTTTTCAAAATTTGCAGTATCATCAACTTCGTTGGTGTAAACATATTTACGCAGCTATGTGGTCTTTAGTACATGATGAAGGTAATGAACCATTAAAGTTAGCAGCTAAATATTCAATAACTGATATAAATATAACTGTTGACTTTGAGAATCATGGTTTAGAAAAAAATACAAAAATTCAATTAACTTTTACAAGTGGGAATGCAATCTCTGGGGAGTACACAATTACAAATGTTCCTAATCCAAATCAATTTACTGTTGTTTATCCATTTGAGTTAAATACTAGTGGTTATGTTACTGTAGAGAATTTAAAAAAACATGAATATGTAAATGCTTGGCTTTTAGAACCTAATGATAAACCTATTGGTCGAGGTTTAAAACATTGGGAGAAAGTTTGGGCTAAAGAACAACAAAAACTTAAAGAATCTGCAGAAGTTTTTGCTTTATATAATCGTACTACAAAATGGGAAGGTAATAAAAATGTCATTGGTAATTTTAATTTACCTCAGAATATTGCCAATTTTGATCCTTCAGTAATTGCCATGAACCTTACTGACAGTATTAAAAGGGATGAGAATGGTAATTTAAGCAGATCAGGTAATCCTTTAAATATAACTAACAGATTAATTGCTATGGTAAATAAATTATTTAATAAATCACCAACAACATTAGATGATGTAAAGTTTGGTATTGTTAATAGACCATTAGGAGAATTTGTTGAATCATTTGAGACTGGTTTTTTGCAAGCAGGAGAATATATTAATGGTGAGAAAGTAGAATCTGCTAGTAGTACCAGTAATTTAGATGCAGGTACGTTTAGTCCTGAGACTGCACAAGATACAGTTGTAGATGGTGGACTATATATTAATAGTTAATTATGGCTGTACAAATCCAAACTCGAAGATCAAGTACTTTAAATGATAGACCTTTTCCTATTAGATTAGGTGAAGGAGAACTTGCTCTAAATAATAATTCTGGATCACCAGGTTTATTTTTTGCTGATAATACGGCTTCACCAAATACAGGACTAATAAAAGTTGGACCTGTTCATGTAGGAACTACTTTACCAAATACTTCAGCTGCAGGATTTACAAGTTTTAGTAAAGGTGAGACTTGGTTAAATACTTCTAGTACGCAAATCTTTGAAGTTTACGACGGTGCTGCATGGCAAACTGTAAAGGCTGTAGTATCTATTGGTTCCGGACAACCAGCTAATGCCGTAAACGGTCAATTACATTATGATACTAATGCAAATCAATTAATAATGTATGTTCAATCTAGTAATTCTTGGATTAATGTTTAATTACTTACTAAGTAAATGATCTAATATTCTGTCCAACTTTGTGTGAACAGCCTGCATTTCTCTTAAAAAATCTTCTTTCAAAACGTAATCATGTATTACTTCATTTCTAAGTCTATCAACATTAGTTTCTATATTTTCAAATCTTTTATCTAATTTTTTATTAAAATTTCCTAAAGCTCTGGTAATACCAGCAAAGGCTCCAATACTACCTGAGATGATTGCAGCAATTAGTTGTGGTTCCACGGTAAAATTCCTCCCTATCTCTATTCTATAGGAGTTTACAAATTAAAATATTAAATAGTATGAGTTTCTTATGGCAACAGGATACGAACCAAATATAGAAGGAGCAATAGCAGTACTAGTTGATATTATGACTGGTAACGCCTTCACAATGACTCGTTCACCGTACGAACCTAACTTAAGAGGACTTACAGATGCAATTATTGACTTAAAAGAAGGCTTTCCAACTTTTGCACCTTTACAAGTAGGTTTTGATGCAACATCTTTTGAAGCATTATCAGAAAATGATGCTTTATTTATAAGAACTTCCGATGGAAAAGTAGGTAAAGCCAGTGCATCTGATGGTACTTTAGAGAATGCTACTGTTGTTGGGTTTGCTCGTGAAAATGTTAGTATTAACTCCACTGTAAAAGTAATAGTTATAGGTTTGAAAACCATGAGTGGATTAAATGCAGGTGATTTACATTTTTTATCCCCATCTACAGCAGGTGCGATTACTACAACTGCACCTTCTAGCTCTGGTCAGGCAGTTGTGCGTGTAGGAGAAAGTGTATCAACTACAGAGTTTTCTATTCAACCTGAACCTCCTATATTGTTAGCATAATGAGTACAAATATAGTAAATAATAATCAGCCATATCCCTCTAATTATGTAGGTTTTGTTGGATCATTAGACGATTTTAGACTTACAATTGGAGAAAAACCTATTGTCACTAAAGTTATAGGTTATAAAGCAGAGGTTTTTGAGAATGTTACACAAGGAGATGCTTTATTTTGTCGAAATAGCGATGGAAAATTAGGAAAAGCTATTGCAAATGATACTAGAGAGAAAGCACATGTTGCAGGTTTTGCTGAAACAACGGCTTCTACTGGATCAACTGTTAGAGCTATGGTTAGAGGGTTAATTGCAACATCAGGATTGAATGCTGGAAATATTTATTTTTTATCCCACTTAAGTGCAGGTGCAATAACAGAAACTCCATCTACAAGTTCTGGACATTTTGTAGTTCCTGTAGGTGAGGCAGGTACTTCTGCACAATTTATTATAAAAGTAGAACCGGAAATCTTGTTAAGTTGATAACTTTAGGGGCAGTAAAATAAGTATACGTATCTAGTTCATTATTTAATTTATTGAACTAATAAAAATGTAAGATGGCAACAAGAAAACCACTTGTATTAGTTTCTGGTTTATTTCAGGAGTTAAACTCTTCTTCTGATAAGTTGGATTTTGCTGGAAATAGTACAACGGATTTAAGTGAGGGAAGCAATCAGTATTTTACTAATGCTCGATCAAGAGGAGCTATCTCCATAACAGATAGCGGGGGTGATGGAAGTCTTGCATATAATAACTCCACAGGAGTCATAACATATACAGGACCATCTGCTTCCGAGGCAAGAGCACATCTTAGCGTTGCGAGTGGATCTGGATTAACTTATAACTCAGGAACAGGAGAATTTGGAACATCTGCAATCCCAAATGGACAATTAGCTAACTCAACAGTAACTATTGGAAGTACAAGCATTACTCTTGGAGCTACTCAAGGAACTTTTACAGGATTAACTTCTTTAGCTTCTACAACTTTAATTTCAGGTGTGGCTGATGCTGCAAATTCTATTGCGATCGCCGGAGGAAATATTACATTTGAAGGATCAACAGCTGATGCAAATGAATTAGTATTAACAGCTGCCGATGCTACGGGTTCAGATAAAACTCTGACCTTACCTAATGAAACTGGTACTTTACTTTCAACAGCATCCTCTATTACAAATAATAATTTAGCTAACTCATCTCTAACTATCGGATCTACCTCAATAAGTTTAGGTGGAACAGTAACAACTTTTGCTGGTTTGTCTTCGTTAACTTCAACAAATTTAATTGGAACCACTATAGTTGGTACTACTATAATTTCTGGTTCTTCAGATGCAGCAAACTCTATAACTTTAGGAAGTGGGAATATAATTTTTGAGGGTAGTGGTGCTGATGCACACGAGACAACTTTGACAGCAACTAATCCTACAGCTGACAGAACGATTACATTTCCCAACTCTACAGGTACAGTAGCTCTTTTAAATTCTTTAAGTGTCGCTAGTGGTTCAGGATTAACTTATAATTCAGGCACAGGCGAGTTTGGAACTAACTCAATACCTAATTCACAATTAGCAAATAGTTCTATTACCGTAGGAAGCACAGGTATAGCTCTTGGAAGTAGTGCTACTACGATTACAGGCTTATCTTCAGTAACTTCAACAGCAATTATTACTGATGACAGCGGGTTTAGAGTTCGTGACAACAGTGACAATACAAAACAATTGGCGTTTGAGTGTTCAGGAATATCTGGTAGTACCACTAGAACATTAACTATCCCTGATACTAACGGAATTATCGCTACTCAGGCATATGTACAGGCTCAAATTACTGCTGAAGATTTAGATGTTCAAACAGATTCTGGTAATTTTGATGTTGATCTAGATTCAGAACCATTAATACTTACTGGAGGAACAGGAATAAATACAAGTGGTTCGGGTAACACAGCTACCTTTGCTATCGACTCGACTGTTACAACTCTTACCGGTTCTCAAACTTTAACTAATAAGACTTTAACCAGTCCTGTATTAAATACCGCATTAAGTGGTAGTGCTTTCTTAGACGAAGATAATATGGCTAGTAACTCAGCCACAAAAGTTGCATCTCAACAATCAATAAAAGCTTATGTAGATTCTCAGATTACTGCTCAAGATTTAGATATTACAACAGACTCTGGTTCAATTGCTATTGATTTAGATTCAGAACAATTACAAATATCTGGTGGGACAGGAATTAATACAAGTGCTACAGGAAACCAAGTATCAGTTGCTGTAGATTCAACTATAGCTACTGAAAGTTTTGCTACTGCAATAGCAGTGGCTTTAGGATAGTATTATGAGCACTCAAGTCCAATTTAGAAGAGGAACTACCGCAGAGCACCAACTTTTTAGAGGGGCTGACGGTGAAGTTACTGTTGACACCTCTTTAAAAACTGTTGTTGTACATGACGCAGTATCAGCAGGAGGATTTCCTCTGTTAAGGGCAGATGGATTAAACTCTGCTTTACCAACAGGTAGCCCATCTAACTGTGCAATAAAATTTGCCAATGATGTAGGAACAGGTTTAATCAGTCCATCAACTGGCAGTTTAGCTCTTGCCACCGCAGGAGTTGCACGTCTTACAATAGATTCTAATGGAGCAGTAACAATTCCAGGTAATGTCACCGTAAGTGGAACATTAACTGCAGATAATACCGACTTCTCTGATCAACTCGCTTTAATACTCGCTTTAGGCTAATATGGCAAACACCTTTAAAATTGACACAAAATCAAGTGTTGTTACTGATGCTCATACAAGTACGAATGCAAATGTCCTGACAGCGGGAGGATCTGCTACATTAGTGTTACTAAGTATTCTAGTCTCAAATAAAACGGGAGCCAGTACTGACGCTGATGTCTTCTTAGTAACTTCATCAGGTGATGATGTATTTCTTCTTCGTAACGCACCAATTCCTGCCGGCTCTTCTTTAGAAATTATAAGTGGTTCAAAAATAATTATGGAATCTAATGATGTGTTAAGAGTTAGAACTGATACTTCAAATTCATGTGATGTTGCAATTAGCTATTTAGAACAAACATAAAATGGGATTAACACAGAATAGTGACTTAGAGAGTTTACTAACCGATTTTAGAAAATTAAAATACGAAGTTAGTATATTAAACGAAAAAATAAGAGAAGATACTGTTTTAGGTCTAGAAAATAATAATTGGCAAAATATTAGAAAAAAACGTGATTATTTATTAAAATCAACAGACTGGACTGTTCTTCCAGGAGCTTCGGTAGATCAAGCTCAATGGTCGGCATATAGACAAAATTTAAGAGATTTACCACAGAAATATAAAGATAAATCCGCTAAGGAAGTTATTTGGCCTACTAAACCATCTAGTAAAGGACCAAATACTTAAAAAATCAAAAATTACTAAAAGTAAAATAAATACAGTATTTAGTAAGCTTTTAGCTAATTAGTTATGCCATATATTGGAAATAATATCAGGTCTGCTGATGATTACAGGTTAATAGATGATATTAGTAGTGGCTTTAATGGTAGTGCTAAAACCTTTGCTCTACAGGTAGCTGGATCAGCCCCTGTTCCCTTTCCAAAAACTCCACAACAATGTCTAATTTCTGTTAATGGTGTCATTCAAGAACCTGACCCTACAGGTAATTCAGGTTTTACACTGACAGGAACAAATATAGTATTTAGTTCTGCTCCAACCGGAGGTCATTCATTTTTTGGAATAATTTATGCAACAGCTGATTATTTAAATGCTGGAGGAACATTTCCTGACGGAGCAGTTGGTGCCCCATCCATAACGTTCACTAACGATGATGACACTGGCCTGTATAAAAAAGGTTCAGGCAGTATAGGATTTGTTTCTAATTCAACTGAGATTACTAATACTGATAGTAATGGAATAACTATTTCATCTGGTAATTTAATTTTAGGAGATAGTAGTAGTGCATCTAGTGATCGTATTCTTTTAGGTGCAGGATCAGACCTACAACTATTTCACAATGGAAGCCATTCTAATATTACAAATACAACTGGCAGTTTAAGGTATCTATCAAATACGCACTTCTTTTCAAACCCTGCGGTTAGTGAAGTCCAAGCACAATTTGTAGAAAATA